AGTAAAACAGTCAAATTTATGTTGTGAAATAGACTTACCTACAAAACCTCTTAATGATTTTAATGATGAAGAGGGTGAAATAGCTCTTTGTACTCTCTCAGCAATCAATTGGGGAAATATTAAAAGTCCTGACGACTTTCAAAAACCTTGTGAATTAGCTGTTAGAGGACTTGACGCTCTTTTAGATTATCAAAACTACCCTGTTAAAGCAGCTGAGCGCGCCACAATGTATAGAAGACCGATAGGTGTTGGTATAATAAATTTAGCGTACTGGTTAGCAAAGAATGATACAACATATCAAGATCCTAATTTAGAATTAGTTGATGAGTATGCAGAAGCTTGGAGCTACTATTTAATAAAAGCCTCAGTCGATCTAGCAAAAGAGCAAAAAGCTTGTATAGGGACTCACGAAACTAAGTACTCAAAAGGTATTACTCCTAACATGACTTATAAAACTGATTTAGATGAGTTAATACCTCATGTTGAAAGACTTGATTGGGATGACTTAAGAAAAGATCTACAAGAATATGGCATAAGAAACTCTACTCTTATGGCGCTAATGCCCGCAGAAACTTCAGCACAAATTAGTAACGCAACAAATGGTATAGAACCTCCTAGATCTTTTGTATCCATAAAACAATCTAAAGACGGAGTGCTAAAACAAGTAGTTCCTGGTATTCATAAACTACGTAATAAGTATGATTTACTATGGGATCAAAAGTCTCCTCAAGGATATCTTAAAATATGTGCAGTGTTACAGAAATATATTGATCAAGGTATATCTGTTAACACGTCATACAATCCTACATTTTTTGAAGATGAAAAGATTCCTATGAGTACAATGATTCAAGACTTACTAATGTTCTATAAGTTTGGAGGTAAACAGCTTTACTATTTTAACACTTTTGATGGTCAAGGTGAAATTGATTTAAATAAGATGAATGGTATAGACAAGACAAGAGATGAATTTGAAACAGAAGAAGAATATGAAGAGTACTGTGAAAGCTGTGTTCTATAAAGGAAATTAAAATGAGTGTATTAAATACAAATAAAAATGACCATACAAAAGCAAAGATGTTTTTAGACGCTGAACAATTAGGTATGCAGCGTTTTGACACATTAAAATATCGAGCCTTTGACAAACTAACAGATAAACAACTCGGTTTCTTTTGGAGGCCTGAAGAAATAGATATACTTAGAGATGCTTCAGACTTTAAAAACTTATCAGAGCACGAACAACATATCTTTACATCTAATCTAAAAAGACAAATTGTACTTGACTCTGTACAAGGTAGATCTCCTAATTTAGCTTTTCTCCCTCTCGTAACAATACCAGAATTAGAAACTTGGATTGAGACATGGGCGTTTTCAGAAACAATTCATTCTCGTTCTTATACACATATTATTCGTAATATCTATTCTAACCCCTCAAAAATATTTGATGAGCTGATGGATATCGAAGAAATAGTAGATTGTGCAGAATCTATTTCTAAACACTATGACGAACTGCTGGAACTTACTCAATGGTATCAACTATTTGGAGAAGGAAGTCATAAAGTTGTATCAGAAGGAGGCACTCATCTTACAGATGGGCAAGCTGAACTTGTAGACATTAGACAGCATAAAAAGAAAGTTGATTTGTACGAACTGAAGAAACAACTTTATCTTTGTATTGCTAGTGTAAATATTCTTGAAGGTGTCCGTTTCTATGTGTCGTTTGCTTGTTCATGGGCGTTTGCAGAACTTAAAAAGATGGAAGGTAACGCTAAAATTATCAAACTTATCGCTAGAGATGAAAATGTACACCTTGGATCTACTCAACAAATACTTAAACTTTTACCTCAAGATGACCCAGACTATATTAAGATAGCTAAAGAATGTGAACAAGACGTTGTTGACATGTTTATAGAAGCGGTCGATCAAGAAAAAGCATGGGCTGACTATCTTTTTAAAGATGGCTCTATGATTGGGTTGAATGCTCAATTATTACATGATTATATTGAATGGATTGCTAATAAACGCATTACAGCAATTGGTATTAAATCACCATTTAAAGTACCTAGAGCTAACCCTCTTCCTTGGACACAAAAATGGATAAGTGGTGCAGAAGTACAAGTAGCACCGCAAGAAACAGAGATCTCTAGTTATATAATTGGAGGCACTAAACAAGACGTAACACAAGACACATTTAAAGGATTTTCACTGTGATTGATTTAAATAAATATAAAGACTTTGTAAAAGAGGTAACTTCTAATGAATCTAATTTCACCAGTTTCTTTGGTGATAACCTAGTCAAACTTGAAACAGAGTCTAAGGTTAAAATGGCTCTTCTTTTAACAGGGGCAATCGGTTTATCTTCAGAAGGTGGTGAGTTTAGTGAGATAGTTAAAAAATGTATTTTTCAAGGTAAGCCCCTAAATGACGATACTATATTCCACATGAAACGAGAGCTGGGCGATATTATGTGGTACTGGATTAGCGCATGCAGAGCACTCGATTTAGATCCTAATGAAGTTATAGCTGAGAATGTTAAGAAGCTAGAGTCAAGATACCCTGGCGGGCAATTTGATGTTTTCTATAGCGAGAACAGGCAAGAAGGTGACCTATAATAAAATATATATAGGTTGGGACAGCACTCAAGAATCAGCTTACGAGGTGTTAAAATATTCATTACTGAAAAAAAGTAGTAACATACAGGTCATGCCTATCAAACAGCACCAGCTTAGAACAAGAAATATTTACAATAGGCCTATAGACCCTCTTAGCTCTACCGAATTTACCTTCACTCGATTTTTAGTTCCATACCTACAAAATTACAAAGAATGGGCGCTATTTATGGACTGTGATATGCTACCATTAGTAGATATTAATTTATTATTTAATGAAGTTGATGAAAAGTATGCAGTAATGTGTGCGCAACATGATTATATACCGAATATAAAAATAAAAATGGGTAATAAAGTACAAGAGTATTACCCAAGAAAAAATTGGAGTTCTTTAATCCTTTTTAACTGTAATCACCCAAGCAATAAAAAATTAAATAGAGACTTAGTAAATAACCTTAATCTTTCTGGAAAATTTTTTCATAGATTTGGGTGGTTAAGAGATGAAGAAATTGGAAAAATAAACTATGAATTTAATTGGTTAGTGAACTGGTACAAAGAACCTGAAGATGGTAGCCCTAAGATTCTACATTTTACTGAAGGAGGGCCGTGGCTTAAAGGCTTTGAAAATAAAGAATACTCTGATGTCTGGTTAAAAGAATTTAATTTGTATAGTAAGGATAAGAAATGAATAATGTAATCATATGGTCAAAAGATACCTGTGCCTATTGTGACATGGCTAAGAGACTATTAAATAAAAAAGAGATAGTTTTTGAAGAGAAAAAAATAGGACACGGTTATGAAAAAGAAGATCTATTAAAAGAAGTACCAAATGCACGAACCGTACCTCAAATAATAATTGACGGTAAGGTAATAGGCGGTTATAATGATCTTAATAATTACTTTAACAAAGGAAGTTAATGCCAAACGGAAATGGTAACGGGAAAACCCACTTAAAAAGAGTTAGAATCGATGATTTACTAACATTTCAACCTATAACAGACAATCAAACTTTAACTTATGATGCGTATAAGAATAATAAACATCTCTTACTTCACGGTATAGCAGGTACAGGAAAAACTTTTTTAAGCTTATATCTTGCACTTGAAGATGTTTTAGATCCTTCAACTGTATACGATGATGTTTTTATAGTAAGATCTGTTGTATCAACCAGAGATATAGGGTTCTTACCAGGAGATGAACAAGAAAAAGTTTCTATTTATGAGGCTCCTTACAGATCAATATGTAGAGAACTTTTTGGGTTAAAAGATTCGTATGACTCTTTGAAACAACAAAATAATGTAAAGTTTATGAGCACCTCATTTATAAGAGGAATTACTATAAATAACGCAGTTGTAATAGTTGATGAGTGTCAAAATTTAAATTTTCATGAACTTGATAGTATAATTACACGTATTGGCAAAAACAGCAAGATTATATTCTGTGGTGATTATACTCAGTCAGATTTAACTCGTGAAGTTGATAAACGAGGAATAGTAAATTTTATGAAGATCTTAAAAGAGCTTCCAGAATTTACAACTGTGGAGTTTGGTATTAATGATATTGTAAGAAGTGATTTTTTAAAATCATATATCATAGCTAAGTATAAACTTGGTTACTAAGGAGAAAAAATGTCAGGTAATGTTTGGTCTTGCACCGATTATGAAATTTTAAGGGTAGAACAAAAAAATGATTATACAGAGTATAAAGTCACTCTTCAGAGACTTCCAAAAAGTAGTTATGCACAGTATACTGTATATAATCTGCCTGCAAATGAAGCAGATGAAAATGATGTAATTCAGTTTCCAAGTAATTTATCTGTAGATAGTTTTTTAGCTAATGTTATTCCAAGTGTTAACACTTACCTAGTAGCTATAGACGCAGTGTCTTTCACAACTATTTCATAAGAGGCTAAGATGTTTTTTAAATCAATAAATTTAGAGTATAATTATTCTTTTTTTACTGAACAAGATCATAAAAAAATTGGTAAACGTTCGTGTATCGCTCATCAGCAGACTGACAATCCTAAACTTTATGCAGAATTAGGAGGCATTCCTGATTCTTATAATCTTGAGAACACTACTATATATCAATTATGGTATGATGACAAAGAATTAAAAAAAGATTTAGGAAACAAACTAGGCATAGATGTAGTATCAGTATCAACTATACTACAACCTTGTGGCTCTTCAATACCTATACATACTGATCACTTTTACAAAATTCGCTTAAAATTCCCTAACGATACTCGAACTAAAGTTAGAGTTAACATATTTTTAGAAGACTGGGAACCAGGTCATCACTTGCAGTATAAAATTAATGATGAATGGAAAATAAGTACTCATTGGAAAGCAGGAGAAGGGTTTGCATGGGATAGTACAGTTGAGCATTTATCGGGCAATTCTGGTATGTCCCCTAAACACACATTACAAGTTTCTGGTTTTTTAGTTAATTAATATGGTTGTAAATTACACCAATCTCCCAAAGACACATGATATTCCTCTTGGGGGTGCGAGCAGTATTAACGATCTCTCTACAGTTACTTATAGAGATTTTCTAATATCACAATATTCTAAATCTTATTTTATCCCAAAAAACGCAGAAAAAATAAAAAATGATTTTTTTAAAACTTATATAAATTGGATTTTTACATCTCATAAAATAAAAGGTTTTGAAAAATTTAACAATGCATGTTTTACAAACGGCACCAGAGAATCGTTTGAATACTTTTATTTAAAATATCTTCCAATAAAAAGACTAAGACTAGCTAAAGGAGAATACTTTTTTCACCAAATGATGAAAAGTATCTATAAAGATTATGTCAAATTTGCATGGATCGAGGATGATCCTTTAAAAACTGGAGATTTCCTTTTAATTAGTGTCCCGTTCTCTGATACAGGTAATATTCCAAAAGATCTTGATAACATTCTTAAGACTTGTAATAAACTTGAAATACCTGTTATGCTTGATCTTGCTTACATAAATCTGTCAAAAAATTTAACTTTTAATATCGATTATGAATGCGTTGAGTATGTTACATCTTCTTTATCAAAAGTTTTCCCTTTAGAATTTCATCGAGTAGGTATAAGACTTCAAAAAGAAGTTTCTGATGATCAACTATATGTAGTAAATGAACCTTATCACAATTATATAAATATTTTTAGTGCTAAATTAGGGTTAGAAATGATGAAAAAATTTCCACCAGATTATATATTTAATAAGTATCGAAATAAACAATTACAGTTTTGTAGTAAACTAAATTTAGAGCCCTCAGATTGTGTAATTTTTGGTATTGATCATAATAATAAATTTAAACACCTAAATCGAGGTAATAATACCACAAGACTTTGTTTTTCAAAAATATGGGATAGAAGAATAGAATATGAGCTGTAGTAATGACTGGGACAATTTAAAAGAGATAATTGTTGGAGTAGCAGACTTTGCTAATATACCTATCCCTAATATATCAATATTAAAATGTCAATTTCCTGAGTATGAAGAGTCTTATATAAAACAATTTACAGGTTTTTACCCCCAACAAATTATAGACGAACAGAATGAAGATCTAGAAACTCTAAGCACAACACTAAAAGATTTAGGGGTCATAGTTCATAGACCTAATACACAATACGCAGAAAAAGAAATAATTTCACCTACTTGGAAAGGTGTAAATTGGCACTACCATTGTCCAAGAGATTTGACACTTATAATTGGAAAAAATATTATTGAGACGCCCTCCCCTTTATGGAACCGGCAGTTTGAAACATGGGCGTATAGGGATATTTTTTACAAATTATTTAACGAGGGGTACAACTGGATTAAAAGCCCTACACCTATACTAACTGAAGATAATTATAAAGATGATACAAAAGGAGTACCTTCTTTAAATAATTTTGAAATATTATTTGAAGCTGCTAATTGTGTAAGAGTCAATAATGATATACTTTATCAGGTAAGTAATACAGGTAATTCATTAGGATCAAAATGGTTACAAAGAGTTTTGGGAAAAGAATATAAAGTACATGAAGCTAAAGATTTGTACTCATATGCACACTTAGATAGCACTATAATACCTCTGAGAGAAGGTCTAGTTCTTTATAACGCTTCAAGAGTTACAGAAGAAAATGAGCCTGAAATATTTAAATCATGGGATAAAATATGGATTGACGAGTGTGTATCAAAAAATAAATCACATGATCTACCTTGGGGTGCAAGTGAGTGGATAGGTTTAAACTTACTAAGTATAAATGAAAAACTAGCTATAGTAGATAAAAAACAAATTCAAGTAATTGAAAAACTTAAAAATCAAGGTATTGAAGTAATTCCTCTAGAATTAAGACATGACAGGCTTATCAGCGGAGGATTTCACTGCGTTACTCTTGACTTAAAAAGAATAAAACAGTGAACTTTGTCTTTGATTATTTAAACGGTAATGATCCTATACCTAATGGTGTAGAATCTGGGTTAAGAGACGTATACATCAAGGATAGACATAGATTTACTAAAAGTTCTTATATAAAGTTGCCCGAAATTTTACACTTTTTAAATAATAAAAAATTTTCAAAGCTAGACAAACAAAGTAAGGGAATATACCCTATACAAATTTTTTGGCCTACTCTTATTCATCCTACTATATTAAACTACGTATTTAAAGTATGTCTAAATCCTCTAGCTATTGAAAAAATTAATAAAAAGGAATTAAAACTTGTAGTTTTTATAGATAGAGAACAATTCTATGAAAAAAATTTTTGGGATCTTTATGATTTTTTAAATAGAACTTTTATAGACTTTACAATTTATACACTTTTTAAACCTAAAGTTGAGGATACAATATATCAAAAAAGAGTAAGACAAGCATTTACACTTGAGTATATCTTACATAAAGATAATAATTATTGGTTTGAAAAAAAAGTTACTAATATCAATCTAAATAAAAAATTAAAATTTAATGTATTGGGGTATTCAAGACATCACAACCTTGATTTTAGAGTATTTTTTATAAACACCTTACTCTCTAACAATTTTCATAAAAATGCTTTAATCACGTTTGATTACTCAAAGCAATTTGTGAATGATTTTACAAAAAATTCAAAAATTCTTAAAAAACAGCAAAAACAAATTAAAAACTTTAACATTGATTTGTACGATAATTGCCATCCAATTCATGACATAAAGGATGTTGCTAAACTAACCGACATTTCTTTAGTATTTGGCTCTTACTTGGATAACACTTATTGCGACTGGCCCTTTGTATGCGATAAGGTTTTTAGGCCTATTTCAGTAAAATTGCCTTTTATTTTATTAGGTCAATATCATAGTTTAGAATATCTTAAAAGTTTTGGATATAAAACATTTCACCCCTATATTAATGAATCTTATGATAATATAGAAAACAATGATAAAAGAATGATAGAGGTTTTGAGAGAGTTGTTAAGGGTATTAAATTTGAAAGATCATGATTATAATACTTTAATGAATAATTTAGAACCAATAACTAACCACAATTATAATGTATTCTTAAAAAGAGTTGAGAATGAACAAAACTATTTAGAGTCTTTATGTGATGAATAATAATCATATTTCAAAAACTTACTTTTTTGATAGAATTGAGAACGGTATAGTTATTCCTAATGGCTTAATAAGTAGTAAACTTATTAATATCTATCTAAACGAAAAAATAAGGTATAAAAAGAATTATCACTTACATACACCTATTTACCTTAAAAAACTGTCCTTAAAACATGAAGTTATTACTAATAAAAGTAAAGGACTATATGCGATAGAAATAACAGATTCAAGTTTATTGACTGAGCGCTTTTGTAATTACTTGTTTGAAGAATGTATCTCCCCTCTTGCTAAGAAAAAAATAATCAATAATGATCTCAAACTTTTGATTTATGTATCAATAGAGCAATGTAGAGAGCACGAATTTTATAATCTTTATAATGCCTTATGTAATACGAAATTAGATAACTTTATTATATACAGTCTTTTTTTACCTACTGAGTTTAAAGATAATGATTATATGCAAAAGAGAGTAAAATTAGCACATTTTCATGAGTTATCAATTTATATCAAAAACAATTTACCATGGAGAGGACCCTATGATAAAATAAACTATGATAATCATAAAAATTTAAGAGGTTATGCCTTAGCTTATTCAGAACGTCATAATTATGATTTTAAACTTACTGCTCTATATTATCTTATAAAAAAGCAACTTAATAATTACTGTTTGCTAACTAATAACAAAGATATATCAATCAGATATCTTGTTAATTCGAAAAACTTTAATAAGGTAATTAAAAATAAAGATTTTTTCGCAACTATAAAAGAAAATACCTACTCAAAATTAGCTCATGATGACCTTATGAATTTAGATTTAAATTTAGTGCTTGAATGTGCGTTTGATGATAATAATCATTCATATCCTTTTATTTCAGAAAAAACCTATCGACCTATAGCATTTAAGCAAATCTTTATAATTCTTGGGCAAAAATACTCATTAAAAAAATTAAGAGAAAAAGGTTATAAAACATTTAGCCCTATAATAGATGAAAGTTATGATGATACTGTTGATGAGGATCTTAGATTTAGTAAAGTGTTAAAAGAATTTGAGCGTTTATTAACAATGCCAGAAAAAGAATTTTTAATAATGAAAAAAAATTTAAAAGATATTATAAATTTTAATTATGAGTTATATATAAAAACATCAAAAGAATCAATAGAAGAGTTGTATGGCATTACTATTTGACAACATAGTAAATAGCATCCCTATTCCTAATGGAGTTTCGGATCAAAGACTAATCGATATATATTTGAACGACGAAAAAAAATATTACAAATACAGTTGCCTCAGATCTTTAAATAAGATAAATTTAAAGTATGAAAAATTAGATAAAGATTCTATAGGGATATACCCCATATCTTTGCATATAGACCATAAAAATACAATTAATCTTTCTTTTTTAAGAGCCTTGATTAACTTAGAAATTTCAGACTTGGCATATAATAAAATTAAAAATAATGAAATCAGTCTTGTAGTAGTTATTGAAAAAGAGCCTGATGATCACAATCCTAATCTAGATATTTACACTAGTCTAAAAGAAAATTTTGAAAATTTTTTAATATACACTAAAAATAAAAATGAGATAAGCGATGAAATGCAAAAGCATTTCAAAATCGCATAGGAGTAATTTATTAATAATAAAAGTAAAGCAAAAGGAACTGCTTATGAGCAAAAAATTGCAACTAAACTTAGCAATGAATTGAATAAAGAATTTCGTCGAGTTCCGTTATCGGGAGCAATAGATTATTTAAAAGGTGATATATGGGTTCCTTCAGACACTGCATGGTGGCCATACTGTATTGAAGCAAAGCACTATAAAGATCTACAATGGAATAATCTTCTAACCTCTAAAACTACTGATATATTAAATTTTTGGAAACAGACGCTAAGAGAAGCAGAAGTAATGGAAAAAAAGCCATTACTTATTTTTAGATGGAATAGATCAAAAGACTTTATAGGTTACATAGACGAGTTTGAAGAGATACCTTATATAGAAATTAAATCGTTTGGGTATAAGTTCAGAGTTTCACTATTGGAGGATTGGATAAATGCCTTTAAAAGAGAACTTTTGTAGTAGACCCTTTAATGAGCTTCACATAGAAGAAGACGGTAAAGTAACTCCTTGTTGTGTAATGCCTTCTAATAGATTTTACTTTGGAGAAAACCTTAAAGATTATGTACGCAGTGATAAACTAAAAGAAATAAAAAAAGCTTTTATGAAAGGTGAGAATCATCCCTACTGTGAGTACTGTTGGGAGTCTGAAAAACTAGGTATTCAATCTCATAGAAAGAAAGACACATCAGATTTAAAAAATACTAAATATATCCATCTTAGATTAAATAATGTTTGTAATTTTAAGTGTAGAATGTGTAACCCAAACTTTTCTTCTACCTGGGAAATAGAAAACCGTAAGCACAAATATTTTCAACAATCAACAGATCTTAAAAAAGATATTTTTGAAGATAATGATTACTTATTTGAGTTTTTAAAAAGAAATATATCTGAAGGAGTTCTACAAAATATAAATATTTCCGGCGGCGAACCTCTAATTACGGATGCACACTACAAGCTACTTAAATTTTTAATTGATAATAAGCTTACAAACATTCACTTATCGTATTCTACAAACCTTTCTAATCTTACATATAAAAATCATGATCTAATCTCTATGTGGAAAACTTTTGATAGAGTATTATTAGATGCAAGTTGTGATGGTTGGGGACCTACAGTAGAATACTCTCGAACAGGCTTTAACACCGAAGTTTTTAAGAGTAATTTAATTAAGGCTTTAAAGCATGTTAATGTCAGAATTAACTGCGTTGTAAATGTATATAGTGTTTGGACTTTGCCATCTTTACACAAATTAGCAAAAAAATTTAATATAAAAGTTAGTTATTCGCCTCTGTACTATCCTGAGTTTTTAAATCCGCAAAGACTAAGCTCAGAACATAAATACTATTTAAAGAATCTATATAAAAATATATCAGAACTAGAAAATGTATATTCAAAACATATAAAAACAGATTTACCTCAAATGTATAGCGAATTAATTGAATACAATGTATTACTTGACAAATATAGGAACACAGATTTTTTTAAAAACTTTCCAATGTTTGAGGACTACAAATGATACTTCTTGCAAACGGATGCTCTCATGCCTCAGGAGCAGAGCTTGACGAAAAAAATACTGATTTTTGTTATGAAAAAGCTTGGCCTAAGTACTTAGCTGATCTCTTAAAGTTTAAAAATGTAAATTTAGCAAGATCAGGATCTAGTAATGATAGAATTTTGAGAACTACATACTCTTGGATTAGTAATTATCTATCAGCAGGAAAAAATCCTAAAAATCTTTTTGTTACAATTTTGTGGTCAGGAATACATAGAACAGAAATTGCCACCGATGATACAGAAAATATATTATATTTTGACAATGGCTGGTTGCCTTTAATTGTAGGTAATGATGAACAATATAAAAAATATTTTGATAAAGAAACTTACATGTTTTACAAATTGTGGGTTATGAAAAATTGCACGAGATACAATCATACTAAATTTTATATGAATGTACTAGGCATGCAATTTTTTCTAAAGTCATTAGGAATAAAATACTTATTTTGGAATACCACTGTACCCTTAATAGATACTTCACCTGAAATGAAAACTTTCTATAACTTAATAGATAAAAAGTATTATCCTTTCGCAACAATGGGAGAGTATAATCATATGAGTATGGCTAAAAGAAGAAAGTGGAAAATTTCTGAAATATCTTTACGAGGAGAGTTTAAGTCTCATTATGATGAGGATGCTCAAATTGATTTTGCAAATCATCTATACAAAGTAATTAAAGAACATAAACTTTTAGAGTAAAAACTGTATAAAAGTAATTGCTAACACCTTAAATCATTGGTATTATATCTTATAAATAACAGGAGATATCAATGTCTAATACTAAGTCTTGGAATGATCTAGCTGATCTACAACAGCCAGATTATTCTTCATATAACAATCTTTTAATTGTAGACGCAAATAACCTTTCTTATCGCTGGCTTCAAAGACCTAACTATGACTCATTTGGAGCAGACTTTATCCGAACAATTCAATCTCTATCTAAGTCTTACGAAGCTGCACGTACAATAGTATGTTTTGATTTTGGTAAGAGTTATTATCGAATGGATATGCACGAAGAGTATAAAGGCACACGCAAAAAACCACAAGACGAAGAAGAAGTTAAAAAGTACGAAGACTTTTTTGCAGTTCTTAATGCCTTACCCGATGAACTTGATGAAGAAGTATTAAAGTTTAGAGGAGTTGAGGCTGACGATATATTAGCATACATTACTCAAAATATTTCTAGTAGGTATGATCATACTTGGATTGTATCATCAGATAGAGACCTTTATCAGCTGATCGATGATAATGTATCAGTCTTTAATATTTTTGGTAGAAAAGAAGTTACAGTCGATTCTCTAATGGAAGATTACGGCACTACCCCTTATGAGTATATGTTATCTAGAATAATTGAAGGAGATAAATCTGATAATATTCTAGGCATAGAAGGTATTGGGCCAAAACGTGCTCAAGGACTTGCAAAAGATCACAAAGAATTTGATAAACTGCTTGATAGTTTACCGCTAAAAGGAAGATCTAAATATATCCAAAATCTAAATGCAGGACGTGATACTCTTTTACGTAATGAAAAACTAATCAATCTTAAAAAGTATTGTGAAGAAGCAATTCTTAGCGGTAAAGAAGGTGAACAATATCTTGCAACACTCAAAAGTTTGTAATTTACTAGTTGAGAAAAGTTCTAATGCGCTTGCACTAGAAAAGCAGCACGGAATAGAATGGGGATTCAATCAAGAGCATACTTTTGATCCCTACTTTTATTTACGAGCCTGTATAAACGATTCTATAACTGTGCCTGCAGGAAAACACTTACCTATACCTACAGGAGTATATTTACAATTTACAGATCCACAATATATTGCAGAAGTTACTACCTATCATGATGTATTATTTGAGCAAGGGCTATCTATTTTATCAGCTCCAATGCTATTTGATTATACGTTTAGGAACGAAATATGGATTTTAATTAAAAATAATTTTCAAACCCCTCAGATTATACAGCCAACAAAAAAAGTTGCGATTCTCTCTATAAAACAACTGCCACAAACAGTGATAAAATACGTTCATCAGATAGAAGAATCTTCTTGGAAAAATCGTTCTCAAAAATTTATTCAAAAAATTAAAAACGAAATTCGTGGATTGAAAAAAGGTGAAAAAACTTCAGAATTTTATTCACGAGAAGATATTGAAAGGTACTCAAAAAATGGAAGTTAGATTAATTAGTTACAGTCAGCCTGTAAAAGATGAGCTATTTGTAGGGGGAGATATACAAGAGTTAATAGCCTACTGTGCAAGAGTTTCAAATCCTGATAATCAAGCTAGTGCTCAAACATCAGATAAACTACTAAAGTATTTAATACGTGAAAAACACTGGTCACCATTTGAAATGGTTAGTGCTTGTTTAGAAATTACAACTACTAGAGATATAGCTCGCCAAATACTTAGACATAGATCATTCTCATTTCAAGAATTTTCACAGCGCTATGCAGATCCGACTCAGCATCTCAAATCAGTAAGAAGAGAAGCTAGACTTCAAGATCTAAAAAATAGACAAAACTCAATTGATATTGAAGATAACTCTTTAAAACAACAGTGGTTGGGTCACCAAGATTCAGTATACCTTGCAGCAATTAAAGCATACACTTGGGCAATAGAAATGGGCATAGCTAAGGAACAAGCCCGTGCAGTTCTACCAGAAGGATTAATGGAATCTAGACTTTATGTAAATGGAACTCTACGATCTTGGATACACTATATTGAGTTGAGACAAGCAAACGGCACCCAAAAAGAACATAGAGAAATAGCCAATGCATGTGCAGAAGTAATTACAAATATTTTTCCTATGGGAAAAGACTACTTAGCGCCACCTAGATAATGACAGTTGGATTTCTTACTCAGTATTATAGAGGATTAGGACATAGTCAGCGAACTAAATATATAGCTGAGGAAGTTTCTAAATTTGAAGAGGTAGTAATAATTGAACAGTTATTTTCTCCCCCTCTAAAATACAATGTACCAATGATATCTTTTTTACGAGACTTTGACGTATCTAAAGTAAAAAATATATTTCAGTTTATTATGACTGAAGAGCTTATTACACACAGAATTTCCCAATTTATAAAAACTCTTGAAAAATACTCAATCAAAACTTTAGTATGTGAGGGTTTTCCATTTTGCCGTCAACAATTTGCACATGAGTACTTTAGATACTTTGAAGAATGTCGTAAAAGAGATATAAAGATTATCATTTCTGTTAGAGACTTTCCATGGGATGAACCACATGATACTCCGCTACAAGATTGGGTTAACTACTCGCAAAACTTAGTGTGTAAATACTATGCAGAAAAAATACTTGTACACGGAGATCCTAATATTTTACCATTGTTTAGTGATCGCACTGTACACTCAAATTCAAAAGCTATCATAGACGACATTAATAGTAATCTGCATTATACAGGTTATGTGTGTGATAATAGTTTACCAAAGCACGAAAAAAAGAATAATATAGTTTACGTCTGCACAGGACTAAATAAAGAGGAAGGCGTTCTTCTTTTCAAGCAAATCAGTAAAATCGCTCATAGATTTCCTGATTATGAGTTTGTTATGCCTGTTGCTAATAAATATACTAAACTTAAAACTGGCAAAAAAGATAATATGCAGTTAGTAGAGTATATTCCTAATTTACGAGAAAAGTTAGTTGATTGTGCAGGAGTTATTACTTATGGAGGATATAATACTACTGTAGAAATACTTCAAAGTAGTGTTCCGTCTATTATTGTTCCAAGACAGGACGGACAAAAAATGGAGCAGTTTGTCAGAGCATATACTTTTGAGCCGTACGGATTTCACGGAGTTATTAATAATAAAGAGTTTTCACAACTTGAAGATAAAATATCAAAAATGCTATCAACAGCACCAGTTGAGTTTAACTTTAGTTTAAAAGGAGTTGAAGAGTCGTCAAATGTCATCAGATCAATTCACAATGGATGACGTTTATCTTGCAAAAGAACGTTGGCAAAAATTGTTAATCAAAGATGAGATGTTTCAGATTACTCAGTTTTCTCAAAAAAATAGACTTGAGTTAGCTTATGAGTCTGCTGAACATAATGCGTGGATAGTAAGAACACTTAGAGATAAAAAACAGCGATATCGTTTTCCAAAGTGTAATAATTTAATCATGATTGGTAGTGGGATATACCCATACTCAATGTTTGATGTACACAAACAATATCCTCACATCAAACAAGTAGGTTTAGAGATAGATGAAAAACGTGCTAAAATTAGTAGAAAACTGGTTGCGTCATCTCCTGCTAAGAATGATATTAAGATTATAACTTGTGATGCTTATGATTTTGATTATTCTTGGTTGGGGATAGATGATTTGGTGTTTATCTCTGTTGATGTAGAACATAAACGTATATTTTCAAAGATTATAGAAACAAGTAAGGCGCAACTTCATATATGTGCGCCTTACGATAAAACTTGGTTATATAATTTGTTAAAGGCAAAAGGTGCTATTTAAAAACAATTTTTTGTTTATAAATATCTTTGTAAGGAATTGATCCCTTGTTTTTCGCTTTCTTAGGCTTTCGCTTTTTAGGCTTTGACATAGAACGCTGAAAAACTTCAGGAACAATCATTTTACTTTTACAGTCTTTACTGTTTGAGAGTTAGGATTTTTTACTTCTTTAACAGTAAGTGTGTCTCCTCGACGATAGTAGTCTAAAGTTTCACGTTTTACTGCTGGATCATACTCTTCTCTCATGCCGTAACGGTTATCACCAATTACAACAGACTGTCCTTCTCTCGCTTCTACTCCTGATAGTGTTTTTGCCATATCAATCACCTTATTTCATGTTCTTGATAACGCGTCCACCCATGCCATTAGTGACGTTCTCAGAAGCTACAGAAACACCTTTAGTCATCGGACCACGTGCGCCAGGCTTATTATCACCTGTACGGAAGTTGCCATAGGGCTTAGGAGCTTTCATATCAGCTGCCCATGCGCCACCGTCAGACCCGTTAGCAGTCTTTTTAGAACCCATTGCAGCACCAAATGGAGAAGTTGCAGAAGCTACACCCTCCATTGGCTGTTTAGCATTTTTAGAAATCATAGCCATGATTTTCTCCTTTAATTAAAATTTATTAAGCAATTGTTGCTTGAATTGTTTCAGTTGAGTTACCAACGTTAGCTGTGTTTGGACCACATAGTAGTGTTTTAATTACTAGTGCTGGATCTCCAGCTTCAGCTGTATGATAAGCGTTTGCACCAAATAGTGAATATGTTGCATAAACGTTTGCATTAGATACAATTGCTTTATCAACATTTGCTTGACAGTAATGCATCTCAACAGTATCTACACCTGCTGATGTAGCAAACTCAGCATGTGAGTTAGCTGCGTGTACAGCATTAGTAAACTTAACGTTACGGAAGATCATTGGAGAAGCTGTTGCTCCAAGCTTTGTAACACAAGTATTTGATCCAGCTGGATCACCAGTTGCTACTGAGTCTTGTCCTTTGATAGTTAAGTTTTCAAATGTTAGTGCTCCTGCATAAGTATTTGCTACAGAAAAACCTACAGATGAGTTACCAATAATAATTACATCGTCACGATCACCTAAACCTTGAAAAGAGATGTCAGTTCCAGTAAAGTCGTTTGGAGCTGTGTATTCACCAGGAGTGATCTGGAAAGTATTGTTTGCTTCTGCAAGTGCTGCAGAGTCGATGCTGTTTAGGTCAGCAAAGTTACCGTTTGGTCCGCCAATAGTATAAACATTAGCCATTTTTAGTTCTCCTTAAAAAGAATATTTATAACTGATTGTTACAAATATCTATGTGTATGTCAAAATTTTATTTTTTCTTTTTAGGAAGAGGCTTGCCTGCCGCACGGAGGGAAATTGCCACTGCTTGACGACGTTGCGCTTCTTCTCTTGATATACCTAAACGTTTGGCTAAAGTGCTTATTCCTTTAGCACGAGCCTTTGAAGGTTTTTTCATCAGCTCTTTTATATTCTTTGAAACTGTTTTTTGAGACTTACCACGCTTAAGAGGCATTAGCAATTCTCAACTTGAACCATCTTAAATGACGGAGGTGTCATATCATCATCTTCGTTATCTATAAGAAGTTCTTTAAATTTATCCATATGAACGCTTTCAATATATTCATGTTCTTCTTCTAAGTCCATTTCCTTAGCTAAATCCATGATCATATCTGCATATTGTTGAGCCTTATCGACCATATCTTGATCGCTCGCTCCCATCGCAATAGCTCTCTTTTCTAATTTAAAAAACACATCTTGTAACATAGCAGACTCTACCACAAGGTGTGTCATTACAGTACGATCTTCCATTGAGCTGTATAGAGCCTGTGCTGAAGGACATATATCAAAATGCATTGTTTGATAGTTACCTACTTTTATCTGACCTTCGGGAAGAGTAGTCATCTCTCCCATGTCTAGTCCAGAGTCAGACATTTCATCATCTTTTGACTCTTCACGAGGCTCTTCCATTGGAGATTCTGAGTATACTAAGTAATCACGAGCACCATTCATGTACGCTGAACACTTTGCAAGTTTATTAGTCCACCATGTTGGAAGAGAGGCTTCCATATCTCTTGGTAATGCGTCTAAAATATCATTTGCATCTTCTATAATAGTTTTACACATCCTACGTGATGAAGATACGTCTGTATGTCCGTCTTTTCTCATCTTTTTTTCCTTTTAAAACCTATTGGCTTAGAGTATTTAATCGGATACCCTAAGTTACGTTCTTTTGTAATAAAATTTTCAAGATTACTATAAGATAATTTTCCACCTGTGGCAAGTTTTCTTATTTTCTCATTTCTGCGGATTCCTTGATTCGGAAATCTTAAAAATTTGAATTTTCCAACTTTGCGTAACATTTTAGCTGACATTTAATTTCCTAACTGATTTGCAGAGTTAAAAGTTATTTTCTCACCTGTTTGTAAATTTTCCTCAGTTTTTTCAATAGATGATACAATTTTACCGCATTGTGATTTACAAAGTTTAAAAGATCGCTCATAGCCTTGTAGAAAACTCTGTAGTTTATTCCAATAATTATAACTTAAAATCTTTTCGAGTGGAACATCAAATCCATTAAAAAGACGAGTAAACTGAGGAGGATAGTAAAAACGTGAATTATCCTGATCATAATAGTGACCACCAGTCCAACAGCATCTAAATACTAAACCTTCTGGAGAGATGTACCACTTATTCCAATTATCCCATACACAGTGTATTTGACGCTCTGCCTTATCGAATTGTTTGGTCTTTTTAGAGTGAACAAAAGCTCCTGATTTAGGAGCAAATACATCTCTTGATGTTTTTACAGTAGAAAAAGTTGTAAACCCACACTTTTCAGCCGTAGCACGTGCTTCATCTACCTGATGACGATTATGTTCAAAAACAATATATTTCCAATGTACTTGTGGTCTAGCAGTTTTTATGACGGAACAAGCATTAGATAACACATTTTCATATTTAGTATTAATGCGATAGATGTGATGAGTATCAGAAAGTCCATCTAAATCAAAATTAATTATATCCCGATCATCGAGTATATTACCTACGTCTGTCCAATACGCATCATCGTGTATGCCGCCATTAGTATGTATTAAAATACGTGTGCCATGTGACTTAACATATGAGATAATTTCACGAAACTGTTTATTCATAATAGAATCGCCAAAGTTTCCATTAAGAACTAACCACTCTAAATTGTTAAGTAGTTCAGGGTAAAAAAGTTGTTTAAAGCGTTCTAAACTTATTGTATAACAAGCATCATTTAAATTTATAGAAAGTGGTTTTTGTCTATGACATGCAGGACATTTAGCGTTACAACGAAATGTCAATTCAGTTGTAAGTTGTCTATATTTTCTCACTATACTGATAGTCTCACTATAAAAGCATGATCATCGGTTGCAAGTGTACCGTCAGAATGCTTAAATTGAAGACCTAGCCTATCTCCAGCAGCAAAGCTTGTGCTTACAACATTTGAATTACCAGCAGCTCCTGTAGCTGCTCCTGTTACTACTAAGTTATTACCGTCAGCTGCTGCACTTGCGCCATTTTTATATAAATCAGCCTGTAGCACAGATCCTGCTGATTGAGTGTGAACATTCATCTGAGCAGTTATGTGAGTGACTATACCTGCTGTGGGTAGTCTCCATCCTTGTCCGTTTTGTGCGCCGTTAGTAGTTTTTGCTTCGAAAAATGATGTTTGCCCTGTGAGAAGAGCCTCTTGTCCAAAAACTAAAAATGCTGCAGTGTTTGATGAAACAATATCTATACTACTAATATTTGCATAAACATTTGATTGAACTGAGTCTACATTATCTGTAATCGTATTAACATTTGCTACCATACCACTATTAAGAGTAGCTGTATTTGCACTATCAGCTAAGTGTTGAATTTCAATGGTTGCGTTTGCTATATGACCAGAACGATTAACAGCTGAATTTGCAACTGAGGTGTTTGCAACTGCATTAGCGTTAATAACTGTAGTAGTAACTTTTGTAAGTGCCACGATTACTCCTTCGTTTCAGTCTCTTCTTCAAGCTCTGCAAAGAACTCCGCTAAAAAGTCTTTTTGCTCTAGCGGTTCTTCTTCTTCACCTTCAAAGAATTCTTTGATAAAGTCTTCTACTTGTTGATCAACTGTTGGTGGTTTGAGCAGCTCATCAAACTCTTCATCAATGCACGCTCGTTTAATAAAATCAATGATAAAATCAACAGTCTCGTCATCTAAAGAGTCTCGATGAGTTAAAAAGATTCGTTCTTTAACTTCGATAGTTCCTTTATCCTCATAATACATACCAATCTCTTCACCTTCAGTAAGTTTTAAAAGCTCAGGTGCTGCTTCTAAGATCTTATCAAGAGGAAAAGCACGTTGAATCATTGGTGGTGAATTCTTACCTTGTGAAATATCTCTATACTCACAAAAAAGCATGCGCTGATTCATTTCATCTATATTAAATTTTCTATATATCATTTAGTAGTTCCTTAAGTTTTTATTATGTAGTTGACTGTTAATCCTGGTACAGTATATGTGTGAGAGTGATCTGGTATAGTTACAGTATTAAGAACTGAGGTAGCTCCACCATCTTTTGATGCCACAGTAATTTCTGTAAATCCTGTTGCTGGAGTTAACGTTTCAGAAGATGTAGTAGTAGCCCCAGCTGCTGCTATATCTGTGCCAGTAGCAGTGCCAAGTGCTACAGCGTCAGCTCCGTATGGTATCCTGTTTTGTAAATCAGGCAAATTAAATGTAGTTGACCCATCACCTACACCGTAGGTTGTGCTGATAGCTGCAAAAAGAGCTGCATACGTTGTTCTTCCTATATTATCTCCATCACACAGTAACCATCCTGAGGGAGCCGCAGCTCCACCCCAAGCTATAATAGACCCTGCTGGAAGTAGTGGTGCTTGAGTAGAGGTTAAATCATTTGCGATAGACGACTGCGCTAACACTCCAACTGCTAAGTTTGCATACACTCCAGGGGTTGCCATTACATGAAGACCATCAGCAGCTTTAGTATGTGCAGTTGAGAGTGCTTCATCTAGTCTATGCACTATTGCAGCATTAGATGAATTAAGTGATCCAATACCAATTGCTGAGTTTACACCTGCTAGAGCAGAGACTCGAAGTGTAGTATTAGACTCCCA